CTCTGCGCGACATCCGCCGGCGGATATAAACGTGGCATAGTTGGGATCTGCAGATGTTCTGACATCAAATCGCGTTTCGTCGGCGACAGTATCTCCGATTGCATGAAACGTGGAGCCGGTGATCGTAGTACCGGTAATGGTGCTTGCATTCATCACGCTACTGGTAATCGTTCCGGAAAGGCTAGCATTTCCGTTTCCGTCCAGGTTAAATCCTGTGCTATTTACAATCAGCCGGTTTGCTGTCAGCGTAACTTTATCTGATTCCTGGCTGATTTCGGATGACACGCTCCCTTTGCTTACCTTGGTCTTAATGCTCTCCGCTGTCTGAGTAATACTACTCGACAAGGATTCTTCTGCTCCTTTGGCTCGTGTGACTTCGGATGTGATGCTCTCCGCTGTCTGGGTGATCTTACTGGACAGCGATCCCTCTGCCTGCGTTGCCCGCTTAACCTCCATCGTAATAGATTCCGCGTTTTGCGTGATCTGCGACTGCAAGCCCTTTTCTACATCGGTGATTGTGGATTTGGTTTCCTCGATCGTGCGTTCAAGGACATTGCTCTTGCCCTTAAGCTGCAGGATGTCCTCATGTACCGAGTTTACCTTTTTTGTCCGGTACTCCTCACCGTCTGCGCTGATTGCATCCCGCAAAGCCTGTATGCCTTTCAAAATACGCTTTAAAACATATGATTCAACAATTTCGTACTTTGTGTTAAATCTGATCGCCGCACCGACCTCTAAGCACGGATTTCCTTTGCAGTCCGCCGAGAATGGGCGATACACAATTCCTCTGATCTTTCCGTACACGTTGTTTGCGATCTCCCTTAATTCGGTTGAGCTTTTGCCGTATACGAGAAAGTTTCCCTTGATTTCATAGCCATTGTTACCAGATCCGACGATCACACCTATGTCATTTTCTTTTTCCATAATCTGCAACTTGTCGATGGATTTTACAAGATAATCCTCATACTTCGCCGATATATAGAAACTTTTTCCGATAATGGTACTGTGTGGATCTCTCGGATACAGATCATCCGCCGGATACAGGTCGTTCCTCGGATACAATCCCTGCATCTCTTGATCGAGTGAAATATAGTGGAATTTCCCATCACGCCCAATGTGCCCGAAACATCCGTTGATCTCGCAGATGCATGACAGCACCGTTTTCCCGGACAGCGCTTCTCCGATCGTACTTCCGTCTGCACTGCTGCCGGTGATCTCGATCGTCTTTTCCACGGTCATGTTGTCGTTGACAAGGCTTATTTCTTCCTGCTCAATCCCGAAATGCTGAAAGAACGCATCTCGGAAAGCCTTTAAAGTCATCGGAAATGTAAGTGAGTTATACCATGCCGCCATATCAGCGTTAAGGACATCATACAGGGCATCGTAGGCTTCCACGTCCCGGCTTTTCCTGTCGGCGGCCGGTTTATCCGAATACACTTTGTACCGTCCGATCTGATACGGTGCATCTGCTACCTTTGGGGTGATCTTGACCGTGATCCATTTACCTTTCAGCGACTGGAAGATGTTTGAAATCGTAAATTTTACGACAGACGCTTCACACGCCCCAAACTTCAACTCTTTCTCAGAACATAACGATTCCGAAAGTTCGAACTTATCTTCGTGTAATTCGGTGTTAGTTATATTTATTTTTTTGTCATCTGTAACTATGTTGATTTGCTTATCTACAGTATCATCCGTGAATAATAAATCCATCAAATAGCACCTCCGTATCCGATAAAGGCAATGCGGAATGATTCGTATTCAATAGTTTTTTCATCCGCGTATCTGATCGTATACTCTATATCCGGTACATAGCAGTACATTGACACGTATCTCCCAATTTCCGGCATGTATGCAGTTACTAACGCTTTCTTTTCGACAGCATTTACATACTGACCACGGATACTATCCATAAGTGGTCGTAACGCAGCTTCGTCGATATCACTCGGAGTTTCCCATTCAGCTTTAAGCGCAACATTCTGCAATGCTTCACGGTGCAGGATCCCGTTGGCATCTCTGTAGGAATCCAGATCCTGTCCTTTCAGTCCACATTTGAATTTCTTGGCTTCGATGTAGCGGAAAGGAACGGTATAATCGCCCACTTTTATCAAAAATCCACTGTATGCCATTTACTCGCTCCTTTCCTAAAAATCAAATGCTGGGTTCCCAGTTCTCCGATAATAGCTGTTTGCTTCATCTCTTACAATTTTGAAAATGCCGCTTTCTTCTGCTACGATCCGCACCGTCTGTACACCTTCCATCTTGCTTGCGATCATGTTTGCAAGCGGCTCCAAGTATGACAGGTTGTTTTCCAATGGTAATACTGCTTCTCGCCCGGCTTCTCCAATGTTTGCAAGAGTGCTACCAGTTGTAATACCGCCGTTGGCAAGTCTAGGTATTGTGATGGTGCCAATGGTCGGTATATTCAGACTGAATTTTTTCCCTCCAAGGCCCGGTACCCAATCTGGTACATCGAATTTAAGTCCGTTCAGTGCTCCAATCATACCGTTGATACCACTACTCATACCATTCGCCATTTTTTCTGCACCGCCGAGGATAGAATTGATAACCCCTTTTATGCCATTCCACATGCCGTTAAATATCCCTTTTACACGATCTTTCATGGCTGTGAATATTATTATGGCATTAGTTTTTACAGATAAAAACGCTGCTCCGATATTCTGTTTGAATTTATCAACAACACCAGAAACCTTATCCCATATACCGGTAAGTCCTAGCTTCAATCCATCGATTATATATCCGCCCATCTCTTTCATAACAGTAGACGGAGAATGGATTCCAAATGCAGTCTTGAATCCTTCCATGAAAGGTGTAAAGATATTATCCTTGATCCACTGTCCCGCATTCGCAAGAGCATCCTTAATCCCGTTATACAGCCCTAAAATTATGTTGCCGCCAGCATCATCTATGTACCCCTTAAAATAGTCTGATATTCCACCCCATGCATCTGCAAGTAAATCCCACAAGCCTAATGTGTTTTCAATGCCGCCTTTAAGGGCCTGTCCCAATAGTTCGCCTACACTGCTTGCCACGGACGACCAATCAAAGCCTGTCAAGAAATCTCCTATACTTGTGACAATATAGCGCGGCAAACCAAACCAATCTACCTGTTCGATTGCTCCACTCAAGAACTGTAAAAGTCCGCTGATTGCGCTTGATAATGAACTACCTATAACTCCCCAATCAAGTGTTGAGAAAAAACCTCCAATCGAAGATACTATGCCGGATCCAAGTGATCGCCAATCTGTATTTTTTATAAGCTGATCCAACGTAGTGAATATTCCTGTTACCACCGTTCCAAGAGTTTCACCTGTCTTAGCCCATTCAAAGTTCCTGATTGCAGTTGTAAGCGCTTCTCCTATACTGGATCCGATCAATCCCCATTTAAGATTTTGCACGAATCCATATGCCGCATCTATCGAAGCATTTAGCCCATTGCTAATCGTAAATCCAAGAAGTTTCCAATCTATCGTTCTTACTGCGCCGTTAATTCCTGTCGCAAGTCCTCTTCCAAGGGATGTCCAGTCAACCGTGGTAAAAAACGTATTTGCAAATATAAGTGCCGTATTGATGCCTTGCCCGATCGTATATCCGAGCAGTCCCCAGTCAAACTCTGCAACAAATCCATTGATAAGCGTTCCAATGCGCTTGCCAGCTTTTTCTGCTTCTGTCTGGATCTTATCCCACGGGATACTCTGCATGGCTTCATTCAGCTTGTCCGCAATTATTTTTCCAATTTCTGTCCAGTCATCACCTTTTAAGATGTCCTTGATCCGCTTAAACTTGTCGGAAATCGGCTGTTCCTCATAAGAAACGCCACCACCGCCTGATCCACTGCCACCAGATGATGAATCATTGGAGTTTATCACATTCAGTTCATCAAATCCCTGTAACGCTCCCTTTGCCTTTTTTGCCGCTTTTGATGTGTTGTCAAGCGACTTCGCATAATCGACTTGCTGTTTTTTTGCTTTGCTCCATGTGCTCCGTCCTGTCAGCGCAGAAAATAACTGGTTTGCAGCATTCGCTGCCCTAGTAAGCCAGTTGCAGATTGTGGTCAGTGCCGGAAGCAATGCATTGAGTAAC